GAAAAAAAGTAAGATCATCAGGGAAATGATGGTTTTACTATTTCCTCGCCACCCTAAGGCAAGGATATGAAAGACGTTTTTATACACCCTATAGGTCTTGGTTTGTGGGGTGTTAAGTCTTGTTAAGAAATGTGTTGGTTCCTTAACCTGCTGACTTATTTATAATAACACGGCCTGGGTCTGCTGTCAAGGGGCCCCAACAATAAATAGCCACATATCTAATGGCATCTTAATGAAGAAAACATTAGTGCTTATGGGAATGTTATTGATGACGGCACCTGCACACGCCGATATTACTTCAAGAATGTCTACATCTGTTCAACTCACAGTTGATTCTGCCGCATCTCAGGCAAGTAGAATGGGATCAACATATTCAGTGAGTGGTAATAATATTACTGCTGGAACCTTTGGTGGAATCACAGCTCCTAGTACCACCAGTGCAGCTGCTACTCAGATTCAAGGTTCTTACTCTGTGACTACTGCGGGGAGTGCATTTTCCTTTTCAGAAGGATTCGTCTACGGAGATGCAGTCCCAACAGGAACAACCCTTAGTAGTGGTGTGGTGGACTCCTTACCTGCGTTTGGAAATGTCACGACAACTGCTGGTGGCGTTGCTGGTACTTTGGATGGTTCTATCGATTCTGCTGGGATTATGTCATTGACTGCAGGTGGAGCAGGTACAAGTGCTACTGGTCAATTTGTATCTGAAATCTATATTAAATAGATTGAGTAAATAGTCATGAAGAAACTATTTCTTATGATGTTTTTGATTGGAACTCCAGTAATGGCGGTTCCAGTCATCCCAAACTTCACACAAGGCTCTATGACGAGCCATACAGAGACGACTCAAACAGTAACTGAGACCATCAACTCGATGGATTATAACACTGGATATCAGTATTCTGCTACTGGCACTGGTGTAAAAGCATCTGGAAACCTTTCACCAGGAACAGGTGCTAAAAATGTAACTATTAATGGAGTGACTTCATCATGGACTGGAGTAACAAGCAAACCATCGTTCACACAAACGACACCAGGAGCAGCGTTTCAGTTTACAGAAACTTACAGCGGCCCTGGTTTACAAAATCAAACGATTATTCAAAGAGTGACGGAGGTCACAAGCATAACCGACACTACAAGTATCTTCTCGCAGTAACATTATTATTTGCCAATCCTTCTTATGCTGAAACTGTTGGTGGTGTGTCTGCTACTGCTTCCCCTGTGGCTAATAGTTCAGGTTCCGTTACAAACCAAGCTATTCAAGTCCTTCAAGGACCATACATTACAAATACCTACGGTGGAGGTATACAATGTCAAGGTCCCACTCGCAATTTCACACCGTATGTGACAGGAAGTGCGTCTGCTTCTAAACCATATGAACCATACTATGATGATCCTGTGTATGATATCAGTGACATTAATGAAGACGGCTTGATAGACAATCCAGGAGATATTCTATTCACTAAGAAAACTAGAACGGGGCAGAAAGATAATTACAGTCTAGGTGTAGGTTTCTCTATGACATGGAGTACACCCACAGATAAAACGTTACAAGATCTGTGTAAGAGAGCAGCATCAACACAGATTGAATTGACTAATCAAATTGTTGCCAATAAAAGATTGGACTTTGAGATAGCTCGTCTTAAGAATTGTGGTGAGTTGAAGTTAAAAGGAATTCAATTTCATCCCAGAAGTCCTTACTATTCTGTATGTGCTGATGTTGTGGTAAATAATCCACCAGGACATAAGCATCCACACGTTCATGCTATCCCTTCCGTTTCTTCTTCCTCGGGAAGACAGAGCGCAATACCCGTACAGCCTCATTCATCTGACGCTGCTCTGCTCGGCGCTCCCCTGACGACAAAATAGGAGGTTTCTTACCACGTAAGGTAGCAATCTTTTTCATAACTTTCTTAACCGCTGGTTTGACTGCTTTCAATAGTATGTCTGCCAGCGGTTTTGCTAGTAGTGCTGATGATGTAGCGATGACAGCAATACCACCTACCTGCATTACCTGTCCACCACTAGGTAGACCAGCAACAATTTGTGTAGGTAGAGAAACTGGTTCTGTTATCTGAACACATGTCTTATCAATGAGTTTATAACCAACAACTTCCTTTCTAAATCCTTCTACTAATGTTCCTACAGGTTCTTGTGCTACCTGAACCTTGGTAGGACATTCTATTTTGGCAGTAGGTGGTGGAGGTGGAGGTGGTGTATCTGTTTTTGCTTCTGGAGGTTTTGGTTCATCTGGTTTTTGGGAGTTCACCTGAGGTGGACCCGACATAATCATCTGGTTTGGTTCAAAAGAAATAGGATTAAAACTGGGAACACCAGAATCGCAAATTGTAACCACACCATTAGGATCATCCGTTCGTAATTGATTATTTTTAGCAGTATTAGTTTCAGTCGCCTCAACACATCCTGGAATGTTAACCACAGGCACACCAATGTTTACTACTACTGGAGCTGCTAGTGGTACGGATGTTGAAGGATTATTAAAGTCATAGGTAGATATAGTATTAATATTAATACCTTTAATACTAATGTCCCTACCTGTAATAATAGGTATCTCAGGCATTAGTCCTCAAATAAATTAAAAATTCCTGTCCAAATAGAATGAAAAAATACATACAGGAAAAATGTTTCAGTCGCCTCTTTCTTTTGGCGTTTCTTATATGTCGATTGTGCCATGATAAGTATAATAGCTGTACCTATTTAACAGGTCTCAGCAAATTCTCAGAAAGGTAAGGCAGGACCAGTTATAGCAGGAGTTCCACCACCAACGCTAGGAGCAGCAGGAATAGCACCACCAGTCATACCAGGAAGTTCTGGCATAAGTCCATCTAGCATACCAGGAAGAGCACTAGTTACTGCTTCTGTTGCTGCTTTAGTTGCTGCTTCCTTAGCACTCTCTAGGAGAGCATCTTTCTGCATGTAAACATAGACACCCCCACCGATGAGACTTGCACAAGTCAATCCTGATAGTAGTGCGATTCCGTTAATCAATTTTTGCATCTTTTTTCTCCAATGTAGGTGCTTGTTTAACTTCGTCATCCTTCTTTTTCTTAGAAGGCATGACTCCAAAAGTAGCTAACGTCCCAGTAAAGACGCTGGCAATAAAAGTAGGGTCGATATTTTTCTGAGGAACACCAGGAACAGTTACATAGTTAAGAGTCAGAATTGCTGCTGACCATCCAAGAATAACAACGCGGACGAGAGTTGATACACCCTCGTCCGCCCACTCAAATTTATTTTCCTTTTTGGTTTCCTCTTTCTTCTTAGGAGTTGATTCCATGAATTAAGAGTAAGGCAGCTCTATTTATTTTATAGGTTACTCTTTAATGTATCCATAATCTATCAGATACTTACGGGTCAGTGGTGTTGGGTCATAAACTTCCCACATATTACCACCAGCACATGCTGCAAGAGCATTCATAGTCATGTTTTCAGTCTTACCTGCCCATGTTGCTTCCTTTTCCCAGGGCCATGCTGACTCAGGATAGGTACGCTCCACCATTTCACTCCATAACATTGGCACTTGATCTGTGGGTTTAATGATAGCAATCATACTATTATCAATCGTACCTGCCATGCAATCCTGAGCAGCGTGCCATCCTTCATGACGCATGACACTCATCAATACACCAGGACGACTCATAAATCTTTTGTTCAAGAAGAAGTTATTACTCACAGTATGATAGACACCACGATGTCCTACTGGAAAATACTTTTCATCAGCAAGGAATACATTCACACCAATTAGATCAAGTGAGTGCAACATATTATGAAACTCACCTGTCACTCCAGTAAACTTTTCTGGATTGGGATATTGTGATGATACATCCAACATAGAATAGATTTTCTCTACACCTTCAGTACATTCACCGAGTAACATACATCCCATTGAATGGTTAGAGTAATACTCGTCATCTTTAAGAGGGTTTGCCAGACTCGGGCTCGTCCCTAATAGGCAAGTACCAATTAGGATTGAGTTCAAGACACTTTTCAAGTTGATAAATTTGTTCACGTTTTGTCTCCTTCAAATAATTTTGAAAATAAAATTCAATGTTGTTTGTATTTTGATTGCCTTGACTTACCCAGTCATGACAAAATTCATAAACTGATCGACAATGTTCTTCTAGGTGATGACTAAGAGCACGAAAGACTGCTGCTCTCATTTGCATCCTATCATCAGCATATCTCCAATCTTTTGGGAATTCTGACATAATAAAGAATCATACCTTGTTAGTATATATCACCATCGTGCGGAATCAAGTAATCCTTCTCTTGTTTTAAGATTTCTAATTCAGATTCTAATTTAGCATACTTCACCAACATTTTAAAATAGTCTGATTCCAGGCTATCAATTCGATGTTTGAGCAATTTGACTTGATCCAGAATTTCTTTCTTTTTCATTAGTAGTCCATGGGTCCGCCATAACGGATACAGGTCTTTTTGTTTTCTGCTGATGATCTACACCACTGTCTCACATAAGCATCTGCATCCATATTCATTGTGTAGTGAGCATGGTTATGTAATGCTCCTATTGTAATCAGTATTCCAATAGTAATCAGATTATAATGGACTGCTGGATGAGTGACGATCTTTAGAAAATAATCTTTCATAAAAAAAAGGGATGCCGTCGCACCCCAGTATAACATCTAGATGTCTATGTGTCTATATGAACGATCAGAAGCTGTACTTGACGCCCAACTTACCACCGTATCCACGATCGATATCGCTGTCACCACTGCCCACGAAGGAGACTTCACCGTATGCACCAAGACTATCGGTTAGTGCAAGACCCAGACCTGCCTTACCAGAAGGAACGGTGTCGCTTTCGCCACCGTCAGGAGAGACTACAGTAGCGCCACCCTGGACGTAGTATGAGGCAGACTCACCGAGTGCGCCTTCATAGCCCAGGTGAAGATCCGTGGCGGTTCCATTGTAGTCAGAACCAGTCCAGCCAGCATTGGTTTCTACATTGACGTAGGGGCCTGCGAAAGCAGCACCAGCAGAAACGGAAAGAGCAGCAGTTGCTGCGAATACAGATTTAAACATTGTTGTACCTTTAAGTATGTCTCGTAGAGTTTAACCTACGGATGAAAGAGAACTCGACTTGTTCTCGTTGAAGTAAGTATATCACAGACTGATGAGCGATTAGTTGAGACTCACCAGTCTGTTGTAAAACGTAACATTGGTTACGTCCATTTATTTAGTATAACATAAAACGTCTTTTGTGTAAAGAGGTTCGGTTTACCAAATACCTGGAATGATTTGGCCTGTCATGGCGTATGCTCCAAGAGCAGCGATCACTCCGATCATTGCTGCCATACCGTTGATGCGTTCTGCGTTTTCGTTCATTTGTTTTGCTCCTGTGTTTTGTTGTAAACAATTACTCTGCCATTTTCATGTGTGAATACTAGTTCATCATCATGTGCCCAACAGAGCTCTTCGTATAGGGCATTCAGTTTCTCCATGTCTTCATAGAGTTGATTAGGATTAGTCATGTGGAATACTGAAGTGTTTTTGAATTACCTCAATACGCTCTTCTTCATGTGCAATAATATCTAATTGTTCTTGAATAGCACCAAGCACATCAGGGTGCTCACCAATACCTACAGGATTCTCTAGATAAACTTCTATGTTAGCTTTTGCTTTGGCAATATTGCCGTCAGCATCAGCACGAAGTGCATCTAGAATTTTAAAACGTAGAGTAACAGACATTAATAAAGTTCCTCTTCTTTTTCGGTTGCAATTACACAATCAGATGTGGGGTAAGATACACACGTAAGTAGGAAACCTGCTTCAAGTTGATCATCATCCAAGAAAGATTGATCGCTTTGATCAACGGTTCCACTAATAATTTTACCAGCACATGTAGAACAGGCACCAGCACGACATGAGTAAGGCATATCGACCCCTGCTTCTTCAGCAGCGTCAAGGATGTATTGATCATCTTCACACTGGATAGTATGATCACCTTCAGTAGTCTTCAGTGTAATAGTGTATGTCATCTATTCTGCGTAGATTTGGTTGTAAGTATATAGAAAGTTTGATACTGTGTCAAGTCTCAAGTGTCAAGTTCAAGATAAAATTTGGTTTGATCTGTTGGCAACTTTGATGATGGATCGTAGATAGAGCTGTCACCATAAGTTTGATGGTCTTTGTATCCAACCATACGACCTTTC